CGACGACAAAAGAAAACCGTAGTAAAAAAGGCACTCGCGTCAAAGCGAAACCAGCAGGGTCGGACAACTTGAAGAAGGTCGGCAAAGGCAAATAGTTTGAAGCAAAAACAAATAGATTACTGGCGTGGAGCCATTGAGGACGGTCGAAAGTACATGAAGACGCGCCACAAGACGTGGCGTAGGCTTTTGAAAACGTACGAACTCGATTTTGATGTGCCTGGTTTGGACGAGGATAAGATCGTCAAGATCAGCCGCATGTATCCGTTGGCTCGTCAGATCATCGCCAGTGTCTCTTTTAACTATCCGCATGTGTTCTTCAAGGTCGAGGAACCGGGTCGTGAGTTTGCTGCGGAGATACTGGAGCGTGTAGCCAACGCTGCATTAGAGCAGATGGATGCTAAACGCGAAGTGCAACAGGTTATCTTTGATGCGTTGTTCTGTTCGGTTGGCTGGCTGAAGTTTGGCTACAACCCACCGGGCGACGACGACATTGTTGCACCATACACGATTAACGATGCTCAGGAAAACGACTTTCCATATGTGCATCGCGTGTCGCCGTTTAACGTCTACGTCGATCCGTTATGCCCTCCACACAAACTTTCCGGCGCACGATACATTATTGAGAAAATGATGGTGCCGTTAGAGTTTGTGAAAGAGGACGACCGGTTTGTAAACCGCCGTCAGATTGAGGCGATGTCGGATGAAGATCAGGCCGACGCTTTTATTTATGACATGCAAGATGCTGAACACTCAGACGAGTATGACGCGGTGCAGCATTCCAAGCAGGGTCAGATGGTCTGCTTGTATGAAGTCCACGACCGCTTGCACAAAAAGCGCATCACATTTGCCGAAGGAGTGACCGATCCGATTGAGGAAGTCGATCATCCGTTCTTAGCGATGAACCCGATTACAGAAACCGATCCGTTCACCGGTGAAGAACGTATGACGGGTGAGTTTGAACCGGCTGGTGGATACCTGATGGACGGCGGCTTTCCGTATCATGCACTGCGGTTTGACCAGACGGAACGCTCGTTTTACGGCGAACCGCCAATGGCGTATGTCGAGGATACACAGTCACTTATCGTTGAATCGGTGTCACGTAGAGCCGACCTGTTAAAAAGATTCCAGCGTGTGGTCTTAGCCTCGCGCCGTGAACGCGAAGCCAACCAAGACATCGGCGACACGTTAGAGGGTGGTCGTGACGGTGAGATTATTTGGGTGGAAGACCCGAGTACCTCGATGCGCGAGATGAACTTTGGCAACCCTCCACCGGATCAGTTGGGTCTGGAAGCGGATGCCCAAAGTTACGAGGAGCAAAGTCTGAACGTATCGCAGATGGCGATGGGCGGTGGCCCGAAGGTTACAGCCACGCAAGCCTCTTTGTCTGCAAGTTTTGCTCAGGTCAACCGCGAGTGGATGCAGTTGCGCGTAGCCGATTGCTACCGTGCTGTTGTTCGCAACTCGCTGCGTATGATGGCCGATGAAAGATATTTACCCGATGACTTTTTAGTCAACGTAGCCAGAGACACCGAAGATCCGGTATACGAGGCGGTGACCGCTGACATTTTACGCATCCGCTACAAGATCGACATCGAAGCCGGTAGTATGCAGCCGTTGACCGAACAGTTGGAACGTCAGGATGCACTGCAACTGTTCAACATGACGATCAACCTTCCGGAGATAAACCGCATCGAAGCGATCAAGGGCTTACTGGCCTCGTTTCGTGTGCAAGACCCTGACAAGTATTTAGGTGATGCAGAAGACGGCGACACGTTAAAAGCGGCACAACTGGAAAACGTAGCCTACCTGATTAACGGAGGCGATCCGGGTGTCACGCCAAACGAGAATCACCAGATGCACATACAGATCCACCAACAGATACAACAGTTGCCACAGTTCCAGCAACTACTTCCACAGCAACAGCAACAGGTGATGGGCGTAGTGCAGAACCACATCCAGCAACATCAGCAAATGCTGAACCAGATGGCGCAAGGCCAAGCACCGCAAGCCGCTGGTGGAGGTGGAACAAATGCTGGAGTAGCTGAAGGAAATATTATGTCACTCGTACGTAGTCAGGCGCAAGAAGTTTCTCAGGCCGTACAAAACGCACCAGGTCAAAACTAATGTTGGTATTTCACGACTATGAATGCGAAGACGGCCATCGTCAGATTGACGTAGCCAACGACTCAAGTAAAGTCAGGCGCACGATCAAGTGCAATGAGTGTGACAAACGTGCAGCCATGCTGTTTTTAAAGAGCAATTTTATACACAACTCACACAGTGGAATGTATGGCAAGTTTCACGCGGGCTTTGGCGAAGTGGTAGAGAGCTACAGCCATAAACAACAGTTGTTAAAAAAATACAACGTGACAGAAAGTGCCGACAAAATGGGCGGTTCGACCTGTCACATAACCTCCGATGTAACGGACTCAAAACCGTCAGACACCCCAACGCCTTCTTTTGGAAACACACCCGAAGAAGCAGTGGCCCTTGCGGAAAAGAGATACAACGAAGGAGAACAATAGATGTCCGAATCAGCACTAGCTTTGGACTCCGGTGCAGAAGACACGTCACCTTCTGAGGGTTCATCAGGCGAAGAGTCAACTGAATCATCACTTGATCTTTTCACGGATGACACACCCAACGAAGCACAGTCGGAAACATCTGGACACTCTGATGCACAGTCAGATTTTGACCCGGAACGGCATGATTGGTTGCGTGGAAACGCAGACAATGTGCCGGAGCAGTACCAGCCGTTAGTTCCGCTGGCAAAAAACATGCAAGCGCAATTCACGCGTACGCAACAGGACTTAGCAGAGCAGCGCCGACAGATCGAAGCACAACAGGGCGAATGGGCCAACAGGGTGCAAACCCTTGTTACACCCCAACAGCAGCAACAAGATCCGGTTGATGCAATGAGAGCCAACTTGTCTGAAGATGAAGCTCGCGGTGTAGATGCCGTCGAGCAGATCATTCAACATCGAGTGGGCAACGTAGTAAACGATCTAAACAGTCAGGTGCAGCAGTTACAGCAACAGTTGGCTACGGCCAACAATTACGTGCAGGGTCAGCAGACCGCGCACATCGCCACGCAAGTGGGTGAGGCGCGAGAAGCGTATGGCAATGATTTGGATGCGTATACCGATCAGATCGTTGCTACGACTAAGATCAATAACCCAACTACGGGTAACCCGTATACGGTTAAAGAGGCGTATGAGCTACACGCAGGTATTACGGCTAACAAAGCAGCCGATTTGCGGAATAGCGATACGTCAGCACGTAAGTCCTCTAAACGTGCAGTGCGTGGAACGCAGGGTGTTGATGCTACGGAAGGAAACGGCCCACTTAGTGACTCCGATGTATTATCGGGTCTTTCCAAGTTAGGCTTTGAATAAGGATAAATAGATCATGGTGGCAACTACAACGACAAGTAATTGGGATGCCGCGTGGACGCTTACGATGCGTGCCAAGCGCAAAGAGTTGACTGATAACTTTTTTGACGCATACCCAACATTAGACATGTTCCGTAAAGGAAATGCTCTTGTTACCGACAACGGTGGCAAGGAAATACAGGCCGATGTTCTTTATGCTGGTAACTCAGCGCAATATTTCTCGGGCTATGACGTGCTAAATACCGATGCGGTCGATGGAATTACAGCCGCGTTTTATCCGTTTAGATACGCCGCAGTGCCAATTACCATCAACTTTACTGAAGAGCAAGAGAACCGTAAGCGCGAAGCAGCGATGTCTCTTCTGGAAGCGAAAACTCGTCAAAGTATGTTGACGTTACGCGACCAGATTAACACTTCGCTTTACTCTGCCCAAACCGGTAAAGCTCCATTAGGTTTCCAAGACATCATTGCTGATGCACCAAGCAGTACTCCAACTACGTTGGGTGGTATCACGGTGTCTGGTAATAGCTGGTGGCAGAACAAGGCCAACAACGCTACGGCTGATACTTCGTTTAAAACGATTGTTAATACGAACTTTTACGAAGGTATGATTCGTATGTCAACAACGTGGAATGACGTATCGGAAGGTAACGAACAGCCAACAAACATCTTCACGACAAACAGCATTTATGCTGATTTTGAAGAGATATTTGAAGGCACGGGTTATCAGCGTTTGTCCGGTAAAGATTCACCGGGCGTAGACGGTCGTTTGCCATCGTTCAGAGGTATACCGGTTCAGTATGACCGCGATTGCGGAACGGGTCGTATGTACTTCTTGAATACAAATTATCTCAAGTTGCACATGCAGTCGGGTATGAATTTTAGCAAGACTCCATTCCGCGAAAATTCAAATCAATTAGCACGCGTCGCCTTTATTTGTGTAGGGCTCAATTTAACTACTACAGCACGTCGTCGTCAGGGTGTTATCTACAACCTGAATGATTAATAACAATTCCAAGACGCAAGCCAATGCGTCTTTTGAGCCTGAGTAAAAGGGCAAAGGAGAACAAACAATGAGTAGAATAGACAATGCCAACTTTGGCATACAGCGTTTAGGCGGTGATGGCGGTCAAGGTATTTACGAAGAGTCGTCTACGCCGAAACATGCCATAGGAGAAAAACTTGAACTGATTGATGGACGAGTTTTTCGCTATGCGTATTTCAGCACAGCTACCGCGCAAGGTTTACTTGCATCGCAAGACCTTTCAGCGTCTGCTATTGTTGAAAGCGATGGCAAGTTAACGGCGGCATCGGCTGGTGCTACCGAAGTAACGTACACCGATTCGGGTACTGTAGGATCGGCAACCTTAAACCAGTATGCCGGTGGGTATCTGCATATCACTGACGATGCCGGTGAAGGGTTCCAATATCGGATCAAGTCGAACACGGCTGCAAGTTCCAACGCAATTACATTAACGCTTTATGATGGGTTGCAAGTGGCTGTAACTACTGATACGGATGTAGCCGTCACAGGTGGTTTATATAACAACCTTATTGGTGCAACAGCCGGAACGGATTATGTCGTTTCTGGTGTTACTCCAATATCGTTTACCGTCAATTATTATGGTTGGGTTCAGACTCGCGGTATTGCTACCATCTTAGCAGATGGAACTATTGCTGCTGGTCAGAACGTCACCTTGAGTGATGGTGTAACGGGTGCAGTTCATACAAAAGACGCTGAGACAGAACCATTGATTGGTTATGCGGCGTTTGCACCGGATAACACGGGTTATTGTGGCGTAGTGCTGCAAAACTTGCCGTAAGCAGTTCACATTTCGTGTGGCGGTGGGTTTCCACCTCGTGATACCTCCAGCCCATCGTCACACGTTTTTAACGAAAGAGAATACAAATGGCAAAACGTATGCCTACAGCAAAGAAAACTGAGCATACCCTGCCGGAAGAGTTGGCTGAAGTAGTGCAAGATGCTACACCTGTCGAAGCACCGACAGCCAGTGTCACGCCCGATCAGATCGTTGACATCATTGTCAGAGGCTCTGATGATACGAAAAATGCTATACGTAAGGCGCTTGACCTGGATAAAACGCACACTCGTCAGCGCAAATCACCGGTCACTAACAGCCAGGTGCGAAATCATGTTCGCGCTGTTGGTGAAGTAACTCATGCTCCAGGCTTTGTGCCTGATCCACCGTCGCGTATTAAAGATCGTGGCGAGGAAGCCGTGCGTATCTGGCAAGATCGCTGGTTGGATAACAACGGCGATAATTTGTCGGAATACGATCTCGATCAAATTGCGGCTACGGCACATCAGTAGATGTCGGAAACCTTTGGACAAGTCAACGCGGCCAGTTTCTTTGGCGATTCGGCGTTGATTGGAGCGGTAGAGGCAGATACCGTAAAGCTGGCAGACACGTTGACGGTTGCAAGTTTGACAACAACCGAACGCAACGCACTGACCGCAGCAAACGGTATGATTATTTACAACTCTACCGACAACAAGTTTCAAGGCTACGAAAATGGAGCATGGGCTAACTTGATATAGGGTTAGTTGCATGACAAACTTGCAGATTCTTCAGATCGCGCTACGGCGTGTTGGTCTGAATACAGGCAGTTCGACATTCAAGGATTCAGCGCGTGACTATTTAAATCTGGTCACTCAGGATATAGCCTCGCGTGAAAAATGGAATTGGTTATTTAAGTCTTCGACGTTCAATACAAGCAACGGCACTCGTACGTATTCGCTTGCCAGTGACGTGGTGGCTCCGTTGTCGTTTCGCAATACAACTGAAGATCACGTCATTCTCATCATGTCTACGCAAGACATTGATGCGGCTGACCCGGATGCCAGTATAAACGGCGATCCGCGATGGGTAGCCATTGATGGCGTGGATGGAAGCGGCAACATCGAAGTCACGTTATATCCTGAGCCGGACGGCGTAGATACGATTGCC